TTCTCTTAAGTTATTAAACGAGAGATTAGCTAAGATTTTAGATAAAACAGAACAAACCAAAATAGTTGATAGAGCGGTAGAGATAGTTGAAGAACAACAAGAGACTATTTACAAACCAGAAGAAGTTTTAGTTGCTGCGCGCAAAGGCAGAAGACCACAAAAATTAAATCCTAATTTTGCTTAATAATTAAATATTAAATCCTGGGGGGGATAAAATGGAATTTAAGAGCTATGTAAAACAAAATGATATATGGGAAAAAAGAGCTTCACAATTACATGAAGCTCAAAAAATGAAGAATTATTATACAAAGCTTTCAGAATCTTTATCAAAAGACTTACTAAAAATGTCTGCTGAAAATATAAGCATGAGTAATAATTTTAAATTTGACTTTAGTTATCGAGCTGGATCAATAGATTATAAAGCTATTCCAGAATTAAAATACGTTGATCTTAATAAATACAGAAAAGAAGATCTACGTGTTTGGAAGTTAGAATATCTTGGAACAACTGTTATTAATAAAATGGATGATTAATAATTAAAAAACGGAGGTTATTGATATGAATAAAGTAGAAAAAAATAAAGGAAGCTTAATTGGTGACATATTAAGTTTATTAATTAAGATTCCTTTATTTTTGATATTTGTTTTACCGTTTTTACCTGGTATGTTTTTTTTATTTATAAAATTTATAATACCTGTATGTATTATTTGTTATTTATTTAGCAGTAAAAAAAATAATCAGGCTACAAGTTAAATGATTAAAATATGTATATTTTGTAAAAAAGAATTCAACGTTAAGCCATCGCATTATAAGCGTCGTAAATGTTGTTCAATAGAATGCTTTTCTAATTTAAGGAAAAAAAATAGAACAATAAGTTGCGCTTATTGTGGAAAAGATTTTGATCCTTTAGGGTTTAAAGATCAAAAATATTGCTCCAGAAAATGTATGGGGATAACTAAAAGAAATCCAGTAAAATATTGTCCGGAGTGCAATAAGCCAATTAAAACAAGTAATTGGAAATACTGTTCAAAAGAATGCTATTCAAAGTCCATGATTGGAAATCCTGGAAATCATGTATTTTGGGATACCGCAACTGAAAGTGAGAAATTGGAGCGTCTTGTTATAAATTACAATCGATTTGTAATAAAAAGAAAAGGTTGTTGGGGATGGTCAGGTTCAAAATTAAAAAAATATAAATCTGTTCAATATAACGGAAAAAGTATAGATGCTCATAGAGCGTCGTGGATTATATATAAAGGCCCAATTCCAGACGGAATGTTTATCTGTCATAAGTGCGATAATCCAGCATGTACAAACCCAGATCATTTATTTTTAGGAACTCCTACAGATAATGTTCATGATATGCATAAAAAAGGAAGAGCTAATATATTAAAAGGAGAATTAGCGCCGAGTTCAAAATTAACTAATAATGAAGTAAAAGAAATAAAAAAATTATTAAGAAATAAAACTTGTTCAGATTTTGAAGAAGTAGCTAAAAAATATAGGGTTCATACAAGAACTATCTCAGATATTTATTATAATAAAACCTGGAAATCTATTAAATTTTAACCAGGTTTTATTATAAAGTTAAATTAAATATTAAATGGCATATCACCAAGCCATTTTTGAGCTTTTCCTACAAAGGAACTTCTATCTTCCGCAAGATCGGCTTGAATGTTATATCCTTTTTTAAATGTCTCTGCCAATCTATCAAGCTCTGGAGCAACAGATTTTTCAACCAATAGTTCTAAATTTCTAGGACGCCTTCCATTATTTTGCTCTATAATCCTATCCATTGCATTCTTAGTAAAATCTTCAGCTTCTGCATAAGCCTTCATATTATTTACAACTCTGAGCTTACCTTGATCTGACTGAGTTAATGTAGGTATCATTGACATAAAAATTTCTAATTCACTATTTGTAATTCTATTTCCAAAGATCGATTTAGCATTTTTAAGAAATTCAGTACTTAATTTCTTAAATTCCTGAGAATCAGGACTTCTAAGAGAATCCAAATTTATACCAAATCCAAATATACCTTTAGACGTAGTGTCTAAAAGAGAACTAGCTATAGGACTATCTAATTTACCTTTTCTTACTAGTTCTTCCATACGACCTAAGCGGCGCCGGTTCTCTTTAGAATCTTTATTAGCCTTCATTACTTCTTTATAATAAGGTAATGTTTCTTTATCTACCTCTCTTTGCTCTAACGCCAGATCCTTTTTCTCAGAGGCTGTTAATTTTTTTTCTGCAAGTCTTTCTTGTTGAGCCATCTGTTCAATTCTTAATCTATGCTCCGGTTTTAATCTTGGATTCTTTAATATTTCCTGAAAACTACTAGGTTTCTGAACTTCACGACCTGGTTGGGCTACTTCTTGTGGTGGCTGTGCTACTTCTTGTGGTGCTTGCCCCTGAGTATCTCCACCTAAACCAGATAAAGCTTGTCCTAATCCAGATGATTCAGCTCCAGATAAATAATTTTTTAAAACTAAAGACTGCATAGCATCAGGTAATTGCGATATTTGAGATGCTTCTTTTTCTGGAATACCCAACGCCTCTAAGCCTTTTGATGTTTTTGTAGATTGTTTTTGTTGAAGCATTGCATCTAACTTATGTTGCATTAAAGTTTGTAGACCTTTACCAAGTCCAGTTCCCATAGATTCACCAAGCATAGAAGCTCTACCTTGTCCTGGTAATATTTGTACAGCCATCTTATTTCCTTTCTATAAGCCAGCCAATAAAGGCAATAAAGACATTAAACTTTGAAGTAAAGGATTAATAGCACCCTGAGTTGCTGGTTTATATCCAGTATCATATCTTGGCTGTAAACCCATACCCAATTGTTGCATTCCAAATTGAGGTTTTAATGCGCCTAATTGGGCTTGTAGATCAGAACCAGAACGACCTAAAGCAGATTGAAAAGCACTAGATCTTTGTCCACCACCCATAGAGGTAAAACGTTCAGCTAATGAAGGAACCGTTTCTTCACTAAATCTCTTCTGAGCTAAGTTTTCCATGCCAGTAATATCTGTATTCTGTGATCCCTGTTGTAATAACTGGTCTAATGATGATTGTTGTCCAGGTGTAAATTTTTGAAACTGCTGTTCTTGTTCAGGTTGCCCAAATAAAAAGTTTGATCCGCCTTTACTACTTCCAAGTGCATATGCAGGACTAAGCATTTTTAATATATCTTGAATTCCGGTCATTTCTATCTCCTAGAATTTTAAATATTCCAATACAATATAAGTTATAGTATACGCCGCTCTATTACTACCAGTTATTATAGTAACATTTGTATTATCTACCGATAATTCTATATTATTTGCTGCTGTTGAAGATGCGTATGGTAAAGGTAAATAACTTAATCCAGTTGGGTCTGTAGCAGTTCCATAAATTCTTGTAAATATAGTATTAGCATCAACTGTTATTCCATGAGCTACATTTGTTGTTCCATTATTAGGAAGCGTTCCAAAGTTAATTACTTTTCTGTATGTCTGCCTAAAATTAGCAGTAGATGATCCAGTTGTAAGCGAACTTGTTCCTGGTTTAGGAAAATAATTCTGTCCCGTAACAAACTCAGAAATATCATAATACCCAGTATCTTTAAGATTAACTGATATCGCCATCGTATTAAGATTCTGATATAGACGAACCATAAGCTCTTTAAATGCAGGACTCGTAACCTCTGTTGCATAAATCTCAGTCGGATCCCAAATATTAGTCGTCGGTATAAAAGAACCAACTTCATTGCTTGGCATTAATTCATCCTTCCTTTACCGGACATATTAAGTATAAATCCTTCAAGCACAAAATTAGATTGTGATATTTCTGGATCTAACATCTGTTCATCACTTAGATATAACTTAAGCTGAACGCTATCACCATCAACACCAAAATATACTCTATGCCATAATAACTCTTGAGTTGACTCTAATGGAACTAAATCATATGCATAAGTTTGTAGAACGTTATCTCCTAAGTTGACACCCGAAGTTGTTCCGTCAGCTACAATAGATATATTTGAAGATGATGGAGTATAATCTACTGTTATTTGTCCGCTAGCTGTTTTCTGAACAGCAAAATCTACACTGTCTATAGATACATTTCTTGCGTCACCTATGTATGGATTAAATCTCTTTGTATCAATTTCTATCTTCGAAACACGTGCTGCAGTTCCACCACCAGTATATGTTCCAGCAAACGAACCCTGTTGCACAGAAACTATGCTAGTTGATGTAGGAGTAACTTGATATATTTGATCGTTTAGTCCAGTAACACCCTGACAGTTAGTTATTTCTATATAATCACCTACATATAAATTATGATCTACTATTGTTAATAGAACCGCACTTCCAACTCCAGCTGCAATATCAGTTACCTGAAGCGCACGTTCATTAGATGTAACATTAGGTTCTACTTTAAATATAAAACCTTGTTGATTACCAGCAATAATCTGTCTAAATTTTGCTTGTGTTGTGCCACTTCCCCATGGAAATCCAGCTTCTTCCCAAACAATATTAGAATTACCCCAAGTCATACCAGTTTGTTGCTCAAAGAATCCAAATGCCGTAATACTATCGTCATTCAAAGCCCAGTTTTTATATTTATAGTTATAAACTAACACTTTAGATGGATAAGTTATCGCATATCTATCAGCCTTAGACTCAGGAAATGTCCAATAAACAGTTTCAACAAAATAATCTCTTATCCCAGCAACTCTTTCTGGACCATTATTATCATTTCTAATCTCAAATATCTGTGTTTCAATGTCTTCATCGATTCTTATAACATTGGCACCATTACATGCATGTATCCCGGTTGTTCCAACAGTTAAAATAGCTTGGTCAAAAGGAACAGATGATAAGGCAGACTCAGATCCAAGTTCAGTATTGATCTTCTGCCATAAGAATGGCTGTACAGAGTTACCTGTATAAGCAAGTTCCCAAGTACTTTTCTCAAAATAAACAATCAGTCTATCTTTTATATACTCAGCACTTATAATTTCTTCTTTTGTTGCAGCATCTATCCAGCCACCACCTGTAAAACCAACCTGATTTGGTTCATAATAAGCACTTGCCGCTACTGGACTTCCATTATGTGAGAATCTACATCTATTAGAGTAAGCAGTATTTACTCCAAGACCACCGCCACCATCATTCTCAACGGTATTTAAAAGAATTAATCTATCCTTAAAAGGAAGAATTATCCTTGCGGATCTTACAAAATTAGCTCCAACAATAAATATAGGTTGAAATTGAGTCCATCCAGTAAACGCTGTTCCATTGTAATACCACATTGGATCGTCTGTTGCAGCTGCTGGAACAGTAGCATTAAAATTAGTAACAAAGAGTAGATTAAGATCTGACGTTATGCCATTCCAATTACACGCCTTAAAGAATTCATAGTTAGTACCATTAAACTGAGATCCAGCTGTTGGACCAACGGCTTGCCATGCGGTTCCAGCATATTGATAAGCAAATTGTGTATCAAAAGATAATGCAGGATTATTATTTAATGAATTAGTTTCTAAATTTGTTATTCCCATTACTGGTTCAGCAGGATAAAAATAAACTTGCTTGGTAGCCCCGGCACCATTAAAAACGTATGCCCCAGTTGTTGTGTCAAATGTAAGAGTTGTTGCTGCTCCTGTCGTATACATTACAGCAGGTGTACCAGTTTGATACACAGTGAATATTTCATCATCAATAGAAAACATCTGACCAATTTTAAAAATAGATCCTGGAACTGTACCTGTTGCAGCACCTGCTCCATCAGTTATTCCAACACCAGCTCCACCAGCAAGAGCTATTCTTAATCTAGAATTTAATGGTTGCGTTAGAGAGCTAGAAGCTCCTGTACCAGTAAAGGTTGAACCGAATCTTTTACGTATTCTACCTTCATGCATATAAGCATTTTTTAATTTAGCAAAAGCATTATCAGATATTAGCCACGGTTTTAGGTTAGTCTTCAAACCGCTCTTAATTGGAGCAATTAGGAAGCGATCATTTGCCATGTTAAACTCCTATGGCTAAATAGTAGAAAGTTGCAGTTGTTCCTACATATGCAGCTGTACGAGTTACTTTAAAATCTGCAACCTGTACATCATACGCACTTAGTACATAATCTTGTGCTGCTCCGCTAGCTCTAGAACCATAAGGAGTAACTTGTACAGAATAAACAGTTGTAAAGGCACTATAATATGTTATAGCTGCTGATGTACTACTACTAGAAGCTATAGTCCCAACTCCCCATTTCATTTTTATACCAGATGGTAAAATAGTTTCACCGGATGCAGCTTTTATTGCATGTGTAATATTTATATCGTTTGTTGTAACACCAACAGTCTGGCTAACAGGTCTTAAATACATAGCTGGATTAGCACCATCTGTTTTACAATATAATCCAAATTCTGTAGCTGAAGTAGCTAGAGGAAATGCACCTCCGACTGTTTGTTGTGGAAAAGTAACAAATTTATGTTTTCCAGAGTCAGCAGATGCAAATGTTTCATGATTAATTTCTATAAATGTCTGAATTGCCTCAAAGTTTTGTAAAATATCACTTTGAGATTGAGATAAAAGATCTGTGGAATTGGGTATCAGATTCGAATATGCCATAATTTATTCCTTATCCGTTAAAAAGCTTAGAGTTATCTAAATTTAAGTTATTATAAATTGTAGCAGTTCTTTCTTTAGATTGTTGATCAATTGTTTTTCTGTTAACTAAAGTTTCCTGCTTCTT